CATTCTTTGTGCCATAATTGCATCTTCTGGCATACCCATGTTTGTTGATCCTCTTGGTGTTGGCATTGGAGCAGGCATCATTGCACCAGTAGGAACTCCACCTAATGCACCCATACCTTCTGATGGGATAGTAGCACCAAACTCTTCTGGTCTTACAACTGAGGATGAGTCCATTGCCTTTTCTCTGCCTATGGCTTCCATTGCTTCTTTTGGACTTAAACCCATGTCAATTAACATACGCACTTTGTCTACGTCACTAATATCTTCTGCACGCATTTCACTATCCATGCCCATATCTAAATCAGAAGGAATATTTTCTCTAGCCATTTCACCTTCACGAACTACTGATCCAGGATCAAGAGCTCGTGGAGTCATTCTCTCGCCTTCACGAACTGCTGATCTAGGATCAAGACCACTTCCAGGAAACATTCTTTCCATTACAACATCTTCACCTTCTCTTGCAACTGATCTAGGATCAAGGTTTGCTTCGCCTTCACGAACAACCGATCTAGGATCAAGGTTTGCTCCACCCATGACTTCACCTTGTCGTGCAGATGATCTTGGATCAAGAAGTTCATTTAGTAATCTAGGATCAACAGGCATACCTGTTTGATCATCTACATATTGTCCATTAGGTGTTATTACGATTGCCATTTTTCATGATCTCCTGTTGTATTTTAATTTGATTTTTTTCTCGTTCCATTTGTAGTTCTAATTCCAACTTCGCCATCTTAGCTTGCAACTCTGCATTTAGCTTGGCTTGGTCTATCTGCAAATCTTGTTGTGCTTCTGCTTGTTTGATTTGCATATTCTGTTGTGCTTTAGCTTTATCAGCTTCTATCTGCACTTGTGTTCTAGCTTTTAACGCTTCTGCTTCTAATTGTGCTAGTTGTTGTGCGTATTGTAGTTGAGGATTTTGTTGTTCTTGGCTCTTTTGTTGTTGTTGCATCATTTTAGCTAATGGTGCAATTGCATCCATTTGTGGTGACTTTGCTACAACTTCTGCTGCCCTTTGACTTATCATCATGTCTAATTGTGGATCAATATCCTCAAACTTAAACTTAGGATCACGCAGATTTGGTAACATAGGCAATGCTATACCAATTCCAGCTTCCATCTTTTGACGATACAACAACGCAATATGTTCTGCTATATGTGCAATTAACATAGGTTGCATCGCTGAAGCTCCAGGATTGCCAGCAAGTGATGGGTCTTGTATAAATTGTAAATGAACTGCTATATGACTTTCGTGATCTTGTTCAGGGAACGCCCTAATAGACTTACCATACATCAATGACATGTTCTCTGATACTGGATCAATTCGTGATGCTTCGTCTGGCTTCTTTAGTATCTGATCAATGTTAGTTATTCTTATTGCCTCGTACATTCTTTTGTACGCCTCATACTGATCGTGCAATTGAGGAGCAGATTGTGCCATTTGCAATACAGCTTGTGCTTGTGCAATTCGTTGTGCTGTACTAAATATGTTAGGATCACTTACAGGTATAATGTCAATTCTATCGTCAAAGTCTTTTGCATATATGACTTGGTCAATCCCAGAAATTGAGAACTTAAATGATTCTGGTAAATATTCTGCATTTAATTTTGATAATAGCTTAAACTCTTGACCTTGAGAATGATGAAGCCTCTTATGTATAGCACTAAAGGCTTTACTACCTTGCTCTATTAAAGCAACTGTACTACCAACTGGAGCATTAGGATTTACATCACCAACATTTAAATCTGCTGTACTAGCAAATCTTCTACCTGCATCTGTTATAGCAGTCATTAAGTTAAATAATGTTTGTGATGGTTCTTTAAATGGTAGTGGCATAATTGCTTTGTTTACGTCATCTACTGTAGCATCTAAGTCAGCAAACTCACCTGGACTTATTTGTAATTCGCCACCAGTCACCCTACCTTTTAACTTAAAGCCACCTTGCATATTAGCAAAGGCTGCACTATCTAATAATGCCCTTAATGATCCAGTCGCTGCTTTGCCTAACCCACCTATCATATGGTAAAGACCAAAGCCATAGAAACCAGTACCAGGCAAGAACTTATAACTTACAAACCAATCTCGCCTTTTTCTCTTCTCATCTTCTTCTTCCCAGTTTCTTCTTATGCTTACAACTGTGTCTGAATCATAATCAATTGTAACCACATAAGGTGAAGCTACAATGTTTTCATCGTCATCATCATCAGAACCATCAATGCCATCAAATGTTTGGTAACAATGCACTTCTAATAAAGTCATAACTTCATCATTTGATTCAGAACTATAAGGGTCAACGCCTTCTATATCACTTCCAATATCTCCACTTGGATCAATATCATCTGCCATGTATTTACTTGTTAAGTAATACCCTGCCTTAACGTATTTATTAAAATCGTTGCGAGGCATCCTAATTACATGAGTGTATCTAGTTGATGTGTATAAATCTTTACTCTCTGGAGATACTATAAAATCTTCAGCTTTCACAAACTGTGAACATTGTCTATCTAGATTTGCATCCCACCATATTTTTTTAAACGTATGACCCACTAATGGTAATTGAAATAACATTTGGTCAAGGTCTGGGAAGTATTCTGGCATTTGTTGAGTTATCTGATAATTCATATAATCTTTAACTCTTTTGGCTTGCTCTTCCATCTCTTCGCTTGGCTCACCAACTATAACAGTCTTAACTGGACCTCCAGATGGATAAAGTTCTACAATAGCTTTTGCGTTAAATTGAGTTGCTGCTTCTGCAATCATAGGATGAACTACTGTACTTAAACCTTTAGTTGCCCTTTGGTTTTCTTCCTCTGCCATTCCACCATTAGGATCAAGAGTTTCTAAGCCTTGCTTATATCTACTTTCCCATTCTGATCTAGCTTCTTTATCTGCTTCATAGTTAGAAACTAATTCAGTAGCAATTCTTGTTAATTCTTTGGCATCTATTTCTTCTGCTAGGTTTTCTTCAAACGTAGTATCTTTCTCATCTTCAACAACATCAAGATTAGGATCACCCACTAACACTTCATCATCATTTAAAACTTCAACTTGAAAGTCATCTGATGGCATTGCATCTGCGAATGGAATTACCTTTGGTTCTCTAGCCATATATTGTCATCCTTCTTTCTGGAATATCGTCATCTTCATCATAATCAGTAGAGTGTGTAATAAACCAACCTTTTCTCAATCTTAGCCACGCTTGAGTACAAGTGTCAACTATATCATCATTATCGCCAGTTGGAAAGGCAGAACATATATCAATTAAGTTTTTTGCCCATTTCTTTCCCTTTGGATAAAATATTCTACCATCTTCTAATAATGCAGAACTACTATGTGCTCTAGCTATTTTATCTCTATCTGGTGAATAAGCTAATACTGGTATCCCACCCATTCTTAAATCTTGTAGTAAAGATTGTCCACTTGCCTTCTTCTCTATAAGAACTGTATCTGGTTGCCATTCATCATAAGCCTCTTGTGCTAACTTTCTTAATTCAGGATACGTTACTCTATCGTACCACATCTCAACTACTATGGCGTTCACTTGACCATTCTGTCTAAATATCCCCCACGTTGTCCTAGCACTATAACTACTAGTTTCCTTTGTGGAAAATGCAGTATCATAACTTTGAACTAAGTATTCTATCTCTGGAAGTTCATCGCTTTCCCAGGGAACCCACCACTCAGCTTTTAATATTCCACCACCTTTGGGCATTGGTCTCTGTTGCAATTGACCTGCACTTGCGTATGAACCCAAACTCTTTTCCAAATTCGTAAGAGTTTTATCATCAATCCTCTTCTCCCACAACAACTCTCCTTCTTTCGTTCTAGGATCGCTAAAGCCAAGAGAAGTTCTCGTTGGTGTTGGATGTCCGATTTCATATCTTGCAGGTAAACATAAATGATCCCAAGCATTGTATTCATTCCCTAATATATGACCTGTTAGGTCGTTCTCATGCACTCTCTGCATAATTATTATAAATGCACCAGTCTTTGGGTCATTCAATCTAGTTTGCATTGCTTGATCCCACCACTCAAGAACACCTTCACGAACCTTAGATGATTCAGCTTCTCTTACGTTGTGTGGATCATCAATAACAATTATGTCACCACCTTCACCAGTTAATGCTCCATCTACTGACGTTGCAATCCTCTGACCTGTCTTGTCATTCTCAAATCTTTGCTTTTGATTTTGATCAGAGGTTAATGAAAATGTATCTCCAAAATATCTTTTATACCATTGACTGTCAATTAATCTTCTACACTTTACACTATCCCTTATAGATAATGATCCTGCATAACTTGCAAACAGAAACCTTTTCTCTGGTTGTATTGTCCAAGTCCAAGCTGGTAATGCTACAGCCACACTAATAGATTTCATGTGTCTTGGTGGTATGTTTATAATAAGCCTTTTTATATCGCCTTCAACTACTGCTTGTAGATGTTCAGAGATTGCATCTAAATGCCAATTGTCATAGAAGTCTCTACCAGGTTCAATCGCTTGCCAAGATTGTTTTGTGAAAACCTTCAATGACCTCTTCATCTCCTCTATTTCCACTTGGTGTAATAGCTCTGGTAAGGACTTGTTTAAGTTTAGTAAGTTCGTCATCATTTATCCTAGTTAAATCAATTATTTGTCTTTGCTCAACAATTGTTTCCTTCTCAATTTTATCTTGCCATCCAGCTCTGTTCTTGAGGTAAAAGATCATTGCAGTATTATCGCCCTCTAGAGCTTTATTGTACAAAACATTAGTGACTGCTTGGATACCTTTTCCCTTACCTCTTTTTATAGCCTCCCCAAACTCTACAAATTCATTCTGCTTATCATACAAAGTAGATTGACCTATTCCTAGAGCTAAAGCTATCTGTTCTTGCGTTAATCCTTGTGAGGCATACCTTTCAGCCTTAACACACATATCTTTTGTAACTACAAACTTAGGTCTACCAACCCCTTTACTTGGTTTCTTTTTGGTTGTCATTGCTATGCTCCTTGTAATCGTAAAGTTCAAAGTAATCCTTTAAAGTCATTTTGTTTAAAAAAAATGGAGTATCTTCTCCTACCCAAGCACCCTCTACATTAAAATCAAAGTATTCAATTGCTTCATCCATATCCATCCCATCATCTATTAATATTTGTAGACACATATTTTTATCATAGACTGCTAGAGTTGGTTGCCCACATCTTTGGCTTATTCCTATAAAGGCTTTTTCAAACCCATCTGCTAATAACATTTATAAAACCATTTCTAATTGTTTGTCATTATTTTCAACAACTGTTAAATCTTTTTGAAATCCAAATTGTTCATTTGCTCTTAGTCGTTTATATAAAGATAAATCTTTTTCTTTGACTATGTACATTAAATCTTCATACTTTTGGTCTAAGATTTTTTGTTCTTCTAATGTCATTCTTAACCCCCATAATTAGAATAATCATATTCTTCTGGCTTTTCAACCACTTCTTTATAGACCTTAGTTGCATTATCAAATGTAAAGAACGTCTGACCTATCTGTCCATATAGTCCTTGCTCTCTAATCTTTCTTGTAATGATCTTAGTTGAATTGTCTTCAAAGTCTCTATGCACAACTATAGCTGCATCACTCATGTTTGCCCAATGTGCTGATCCACTTACTTGATAAAGATCAGGTGGTGGAACTACGCCACTATCATTTCTCTGTAGCTTATGTGGGTGAGCAACCATCCACACAACTATCTCATGGTTTCTAGCAAACTGCTGACACTTAGCTATGATATCTCTAATGTGTTCATCTTCTCTTTTAGCATAATCACGATTAGGACTTATCTGATTGAATGGATCAATAACTAATCCTTTGATACCAAACCTTTGTTTAGCAACTTTAGCTTTACTCAGTATAAACTCTATGTCTGGAATTTCTTCTGTATTCTCAATAAATCTAAAGTGATTGTCTAAGAACTCTACGCCACTATTTAATTCTTCTTGAGTTAGTCTAGCGTGTAATCCAATATCAAATGGCTTTCTGCATCTCTTCTCTAGCAATCTTCTAATGTGATTAGGTGTTGAGTGCTCTGGACTAAAGACTGCAAAGTTCCAATTCTCATTCTCTGCTAAATTTAAAAGTATCTGATCTAAAAAATTACTTTTCCCATGATTGGGAATACCAGTTATAAGATTGAAAGTGCTTGGCATAACCTTATAGATTTTATCTAACTCTTTGAACCCTGTGCTAAACGCTTTCTGTTCATTCCCATCGTAAATGTTCTGCACACTATCATGATATTCTTTTACACCATGTAATCCCTCTACTGGAAATTCTTCTGCATATTGTATACATTCTTGTAAAACTGTAATACCATCATGCATAAGGCACTCATTAGCATCTTTGCATTGTATGCCATCCATATTAGGGAAATTGACAACTTTACAAATGTCTTTACCAAATCTATGAATAATCTCCAACCTCAAAGCCTTGCCATTTTCATCAGCATCTGTAGCTACAATTACTTCGTCAGCTTCAAAAATCCATTTAGAATGTTCAAACGCCATAAACCTTTTATCATCAGATTTAAATTTTGCTGTTTGAGGTGCTCCATCTGGTAAACTAACTACATTTTTAAAACCAGCTTCATATAAAGCCAACACATCCATCTCACCTTCTACAAATATGACTGACTTAGTAGCAACTTTTTCCCAATTTTTTTTAAGCATATCTATATTATACAAGCACTTAGTTGCATTTTTCTCTTGCAGAAACTTCTTGTCTTT